GTTATGTACACAGTCAATAGCAGACAGTAGCTCAATAAGTTTTGCCTTGCCTAGCCCCGGAACAAACAGTGGCACAGATAGTATAAGAGCTGGTGACTTAGATTGTAAGAATAGCATAGGTGGTAGTACAAACTTTGAGTTAGGTTTGACAGGTATAATTTCTAATGCAGTTACTCCGCTTATAGGAAAGCAAAGTGAGTTAAACCCACAGACTAAAGACATAGGAGTCTATGCTAGAATTATTATTCCTTTAGATGGTCCTAATGAAAGAATCAATTGTAATACCTTATATCAATTAGAGTTACAACGCAGAAGACTAGAAGTACAGAAACTTAAACAAGAGATTGAATACTTAAAACAAATGCAGAATAACAATGAGTTTGATAACTGATGCCTGACCTAGAAGAACTTATAAGCAAAGGCGAAGGCGTTAAAGATAAGAAGCTCAAGATGTTTGGTGTTCGTGTAAGTGGTACAAGCATAGTCGCAGCATTTGCTTTTATTTCAACGATTGTTGGTACACTCTACGGTGGGTTCTTGATGTACCAGAAAGTTGAAGGAATCGCAAATTTGGACCTTGGAGCTATAAGTTCTCAAATGTCAAAGACTTCTGCTGATGTAATAAGAATAGAAGAGCACGCTAATTCAATTAAGATAGAACTAAAGAAAGATATGACAGATTTAAGAAACTCACAGTGGAACTTAGAATCAAAGGTAGATGGTAAGTTACAATCAGTAGATGTTAAACTAACTAACTATGATACTAAACTAGATAGGTTTGAAATAAAAGTAGACAAGACAAAAGAAGATATGAACAAACAGATTACAGAAGCTTTAAACAACCCATTAGCAAACTAGGAGAAGACTATGCCAGCAGGAAAAGGAACTTATGGTAAGAAAAAAGGTAGACCACCAAAGAGGAAAAGATAATGGAAACAATGAAAGCAGCAGTAAATCAATTTCCTAATCCAACATTAAGAACAAATGTTGACACCGGTGTCACGAATAAAGAAGTAGTAATGATGAAGGTGGAAAAAGAAAAACCTAAAAAAATAACTAAGAAAAAAAATAAAGAGTAATGGAAGAGAATATTAATAGAATGCAATTACAATTAGACAAGCACTCTGGACAAATAGCAAAGCTGTTTAGCAAGATTGATGATACTAATTTGTGTATACAAAAGATTAACACCTCTTTGATGCAAATTAAATGGGCTGTCTATGGAGCTTTGGGTTGGTATTTTATTACCGAGATAGGAATTATTGAAGCAATGAGGTTAGCAATATGATAGGTTTCTTAACAAACGTAGCACCAATAGCTTTAGGTTTTGTAGCTAAACTGTTTGCACTTAAGAGTCAAGCAGCAGCAGAGAATCAAAAGTTAATGATACAGAATCTACAAGCAAGAAATGATTCTATCAACCAAGCTAGAGACAGAGCAGATAAAGAGAGCCCGATGGCTGCACTTAACAGAAGAGTAATTATCTTTGTCATACTAGCTCTTATTATATTTACACAGGTAGCTCCAGTCTTCTTTGATGTGCCTACTATAGTACCTACAATAATAGAAGGATTTAGTATTCTTGGAATTCAGTTTACACCTGATGTTATTGAGTATGTTAAGCTAGAAGCAGGCGCAGTATTAAAAATGGACGAAATCTTTGGATGGGCTACAATGATTATAGAGTTTTACTTCGGTGCTCAATTAGCTAAGGGGAAATAAATGACATACAAAGAATTAATAAACGAAGTGCTAGTAAGACTAAGAGAAGAGGCAATATCTTCAGACTGGTCAGGAGCTATCAATGATTCAAGTACGATAAATGATTATCAGAAAGTAGTTGGTTCTTTGGTTAATGATGCTAAAAGAAGTATAGAGTCTTATCACGACTGGTTAGTTCTTAGAGAGACAGTAAATGTATCTACAGTAGCTTCTACAAAGAACTACAATCTATCGTCTGGTCAAGAGTTTAAAGTATTAGATGTAGTTAATAACTCAACTGGTAATCAATTAGCTCAAGTAACTAGAACATACCTTAATAGTATTATGTACCCTACTGACCCTACAGGTGAACCTAATTATTATGGGTTTAATGGTAGTGATGCTTCTAATAATTTAAAAGTAGATTTATCACCTATACCTACAGAAGCACAAACTATTTCTTTTGATATAGTTAAATATCAAGATACATTAACCAGTGCTACTACAGCAGTTAAGATTCCTCACCAGCCAATTATACTTGGTGCTTATGCTAGAGCAATAGCAGAGCGAGGTGAAGATGGTGGAACTCAAAGTTCTATAGCTGCTCAAGAAGCTGCTAGTTCTTTAGCTCAGGCAGTTATGATGGATAGTGGTAACGCTAAGTATGAGAATGACTGGTACGTAGAAACTAACTATAACCACACAAATAGATAATGGCTAAGCAATTACAATATCAAACACTAGCTAACATAGGTCTTAACGGATTAAACACACAAGGTAATCCAGCAACACTAGACCCATCTTACCTAACTAAAGCAGAGAATATTGTTCTTAGAGAATCTGGTCGTATATCTTTACGTAAAGGATTTAAACAGAAGATAGCTCCTAATGTTGCTGCTCCTAATGGTGTAGCTATTAGAAGCATAATAGAACACCAAGATGGTGAAACTAATAAAATATTTGCTAGTCACGGCACTAGTATATATACTGTAGATTTTACTACACCTGCTGGAGCGTTTCCTAGTAGTGGTGCTGATGTTAAACATACAGTTTCTAATACAGATGGTAATTGGCAGTTTGTAAACTTTAATGATAGAATGTCTTGTGTACACGAAGGTGTAGTACCACAAAGATATGATGGTTCAGCAAGTCCAGGTTCTAAATGGGCAGCTTTTGATAATGCCCATAGACCTGCTACTGTTTCATCTGGAGAATTTAAACCTAGTTGTGCTGCAGGTTTCTATGGTCGTCTATGGGTTGGTGGTGTAGCAGAAGAAAAAGATGTCTTACACTATTCAACTCTTTTAGATTCTGATGACTTTAGAATTACTTCTGTAAATGCAGCTTCAAACGGAGGTTCTTTTGATTTAAAGAATGTATGGGGTAAGGACGACATTATAGCAATAGCTCCGTTTTATGGTCAGCTTGCAGTCTTTGGTAGAAACAATATTGCCCTGTACACTAGACCTGATTCAGTATCTAATATGGCACTGAGTGAAGTTATACGAGGAGTAGGATGTATAGCGAGAGACTCAGTACAAAGTATTGGTGATGACTTAGTATTTTTATCTTCTACTGGTCTTAGGTCTTTAGCACGTACATCAGAAAAAGATAAAGTACCTTTAACTGATTTGTCAGTAAACATTAAAGACACACTAATTAGAAACATAGGTCAAAGTACAGCAGTTAAATCAGCATATATAGAGAACGAAGGTATTTATGTAATGACATTTACTGCAAGTAATATTACTTATGTCTTCGACTTTAAACACTTAACACCTAATCAAGCACCGAGGGTAACAACTTGGACTTTTGATGTAGATAGAGAACCAGCAAGTTTAGCTTATACTGCTTTATATGGTATGTTAATAGGACAGAAAGATGGTAGTATAGCTGGTTACGAAGGTTACTATGATACAGATTTAGCAGGTGCAGCTACTTATACTAATGCTTCTTATACTGGTATCTTTGAAACTACTTGGGTAAACTTAGGTGAGTCTGTAGGAGCATCTCTGTTAAAGAGATTGTTTATGGTTCTTGAAGGTGGGTCAGGCGCTACATTAGGTCTTAGGTGGTATAAAGACTTTAGTTCTACTCCTTCTAATACTACATCTATAACTTTAAATCCTACAACTACAGGTAGTACATCTTTATGGGGAGCTTCTAGTTCTTTATATGGAACTACAGTCGTTACACATACACACGATGCAGCAGTACATCCTAGTAATTCCACATATAAACCTGTATATGGACTAAGCGAATATAGAACATCATTAACAGGCTCTGCTAAGAACCTTAAGATTTCAATAAGTATACAAAGTAATGGGTATGATGCTTCATTACAAGATTTAACACTTCTTCACAAACAAGGGAAAATAAGATAATGGCAAATTATAATCTAGCGGTTTCTTGGTCTGGTAAGGATGCCCTTGCTGACTCAGATGCTAACAAAGTAATAAGTGGAGCAGACTTCCACACAGAATTCACTGCTGTAAAAGCTGCGGTAAATACTAAAGCAGATATTAATGGTAGTGCTTCAGAAGCATTTAGCGCTACTACAGCAACCTCTGGAACTAACACAACACAAGTAGCTACGACTGCTTTTGTTACAGCATCAACAGGAGCAGTAACAGCAGCTTTTATAAACAATTTAGTTTATCCAGTAGGTTCTATATATACTAATATGG